CCCACCGAGCCTAGCGTAAAACGGAAAGTACCCAACTCCCCTACCGCTACACGGCGGCCATGCTGTAGATGGCGCACCAGTACTACATTCACACGATCCAGTACCGCCTTTACTCCGGCGCTTCCCACACCGCTGCTGTCTGCCACTTCCTCTACAAATTCTTCAAACGGGACATAATCGCCCGACACAATCTGTGCATAAATCTTTTCCGGAGTTTCTTCCTTGTCATTCCCCAAATTTCTTTTTGATACCAATTTAAACTTTACACCCATAATAATTAATGTTTAGTAGTTAATAATCAAACTGCCGTTAGTCAGGCACAAAACAAAGATAATAGGATAGAAAAATGGAATGTTCCGAAATATGCAACCCGGAAAGGTCAGTAAGACAGGTAGCCTGTATACGGGCAGGTAGTAACGAAATACCCACAGCATATTTCGGAAGGTTAGAAAGTTGTTCTTTTATGTTTTGTTAATCATCACAAGGTTGTTCTGGCTCATTTCCATGCCTGATACGTTCGAGTAAATGCCAGAAGTCTTCTTCCAGCAACTTATTCTCACGGAGCTGTTTACTGAAATACTTCACACTGTAATCCTCTTTGAAAGCCAGCATAAAAACAAAAGCCAGATGCGGAAACGAAGGCGTATACCCATCCTCCTGCTTCCCTTCAAGCAAGGTGATCACCTGTTGAAGCAATTTCGGATCCAGCAACTCGAAACGAAGAGAGCCCATCACAGTAGAATGCAACAGGTAATCCAATGTCATTTGCCAGTTATGAGTAAACAAATGAGTAACAAAGAGACGGTAACGATCGGACATGATCCTCCAATCAAAAAAGGCAGCATGTAAGGCTGCCTGATAGTAGAAGGTTTGTTCTTCTTCGGAGAGTTCCTTCAATTTAATTTTAAACAATCTGACAGATGGCGTGTCTGTCCCGAACAATTTTTTCAGTTCTTCATACATACTGCATTCCGGAAGGGGGAATAGTTTGTCCCTCCCGGAGCGCAGTATTTACCCTTTCGGGATTAACTGTCTTTTTCATTTAATGCGCTCAGCAAAAACTTTCCGGGTTTGAACTTCACGCTTTTGCGTGCATGGATCAGACATTCGTTGCCGGTTCGCGGATTACGGCCCGGACGAGCAGATTGTTTCCACAAGGTAAAAGTACCGAACCCCTGCAGCATAATCCCGCTATCATCCTTTAACAACGTTTCTCCCACTACTTCCTGAAGGCTGTTGACAAATTCCCTTACTTTATACTGCGGAGTATTCATCCGTTTTGCCAGTATTTCCACTAATTCCGGATAACGTAGCAAGGCTCTGGAAATATCCTGTCCGGCATTACTCAATGAGAAGAAGATATCTTTATTCATCGAAGAAGGCATCGACTGCCGGATCAGGGTTACATGTACCTGGTCCGGCGCTTTCTTGTCGCGGTTGAAACAAGATGCTTGAAAGAAGAATTAGAGAAAAGCAAGGTAATTGATTGGTTAATAGAAATGTATGTCTTTTAGTGTCTTTGGATACCGAGTAGCGAAATAGCAGGAAAAAGCGGATTAGAGCAGGCTTTCCGTTTCTAAACCGTTACCCGTTCCAATAGACGAAAAGCAGAGCAAAACAATGACGTTAAACGTCTGGTTATAACGTTGTCTGTCTGTGGTTTGCATTGTTCAGATAACTCATATTGAAAGTAATTTTACGAACTTAAAATGTGAGCGTTATGAACAACGAACTAAAGGTGTACTTTTACCTTAAACGAGAGGGGAACACAGAAAGAACAGAAACAAATCCCGATGCCCTTTACCCGATTGTAGGTAAAATCATCATCGGTAACTCTATCGCACAATTTGGCTCAAAACTGAAAATAGAAGAACGGCTTTGGAATGTAAAATCAGGTCGGGCAATTGGAAAAAGTCGTGTTGCCGTTGAACTCAACAGAGAGATTAATAAAATTAATCTCTCCATACACACGCACTACAGGGACATTTTAAAGCGGATAGGAAAAGTAACCGCTATTGAAGTGAAGAATGCTTTTCAAGGAATTGCCACCGCACAGAAAACGCTACTTATCCTGTTCGGTGAAATGATGGAAGACTTCAAAGGAAGAATAGGTATTGACCGGGCACAATCCACCTACAAGCAATACGAAGTCCTTTATAAACAGCTTAAACAATTTCTTCGGGAAGAATACCATGTAGAGGATATTCCACTGACCGAGCTGGATTTACCTTTCATCGAAGCATTGAATTTCTTTTTCCGTATAAAACGTAAGATGAAGCCGAGAACCGTTAAGGCTCGGATTGTCTTGTTAAACAAGGTCATACGTTTGGCGTTGCATCGAAGAATTATCACCCGTCCGCCTTTTGACGGTTTTGAATTGGAAAAGACCGAGCTTAAAAACAAATCACTCACCAATGATGAATTGGATTTGTTAATGAAAACTCCCCTTAAATCAGGTACACAACGTTTTATCCGTGATATGTTTCTGTTCTCGGTGTTTACTGGCTTAGCTTATGCAGACCTGCATAAACTCTCTTGGAAAGATATTATTACCGAAGACGATGGTAGCCTATGGATTTCTGCAAATAGGCAAAAATCACATACGGAGTTTAATGTAAAACTATTGAATATCCCTATTCAAATCATGGAGTGCTACAAGGGGCTTGCTCCCGATGGAAAAGTATTTCCGCACATGAGTTTAGGACAGGTGAATGTCGGTTTAAAACGAATTGCGAGAAACTGTGGTATTAATCGGTGCTTATCCTACCATATGGCAAGATACACTTTTGCTTCTCAAATTTGCCTTTCACAAGGCGTTCCGATTGAGAGTGTCAGCCGAATGTTAGGACATAAGCATATTCAGACAACCCAACGCTATGCATGTCTTAACAATGAAAAGATAGGCAACGATATGCAGCAGCTATCTGCACGTCTTGCCACTAAATTCAACTTTTAATAATCCAAAATACAGGTATTATGCAAAGCAATAGAAGCACTTTCGCTATACTCTTTTACTTAAATACCAGCAAAAAGAAAAAATCTGGCAACTGCCCCATCATGGGGCGTATCAGTGTGGATGGTAAAAGCTCAGCTTTCAGTACGGGTTTAGAGTTATCTCCCGAAAAATGGGATGCCAAACAGGGAGTAGCCACAGGCAAATCAAAGGAAGAAACAAACATTAACAAACAGATAGAAAACTATCGGGCTGAACTTATCCGCTACTATAAAACCTTACTGGAAAACAAAAGCTACATTACGGCTGAAATCCTGAAAAACGCTATCAAGGGAATAGGTATAAAGCAGAACAGTTTGATACAAGAGTTTGCAGCCTTAATTGAGGAAAAACGGCAGTCTGTCGGTATTTTGATAGTGAGAACCACCTATGTACATCTTTGTCGTAGCTATTATCATTTGAAAGAGTTTTTACAATATAAATATGGGGTAACCGATATTCCGTTTACCCAAGTTGATTTCGATTTTATAGAATCGTATGTTTACTATCTAAAAGTCAATTTGCAATTAAGCGCAAGCACAACCAACAATACAATAAAACCATTACGTCGGGTTGTAATGCGAGCCTTAAACAGAGGTTGGATGTATCAAGACCCGTTCTTTGGTTATCGTCCGCAGCGGATAACAATTACACGGAAATGGTTATCTATGGATGAAATAGAACGATTGATGCAAGTAGACATGAAGCATGAGAGTGCCAATTTTATTCGTGATATGTTTATATTTTCGACATTTACGGGGCTTGCCTATGTGGATTTAAAGAACTTACGACATGATAATATTGTACGGAAAGAAGATGGTAAACAATGGATTGTCCTGAACCGTCAAAAGACTGGAAGTACATCTTATATTCCACTACTTGATATTCCGTTACGGCTTATCGAAAAATACTGGGACACTGCTTTTGCTGGTTTTGGTGGAAGGGTGTTCAGGTTATGCACAATAGAAAATGCTGATATTCAGTTGAAAAAGATAGCAAAAGCAGCCAAGATTGATAAACGACTGACCTACCACATGGCAAGACATAGCTATGCAACCCTTTGTCTTTCAATGGGTGTTCCGATAGAAACGATTAGCCAGACATTAGGACATCGAAGCATTTCCACTACTCAAATATATGCGGAGATAACCCGTACCAAAATCAATGAGGATATGACGAGTCTTGCAGAACGGATTGAAGGAAAATATGAATTGGTAAAGTAAGCACATCACAACCAACATGTTTTTTTCCTTTTTTTCTCTGATAAACATCTCCTATATGGAAAGAATAAATAAGGCAACACTTTTTGGAAATTTACTCTTTTGAGGAACGAAAAAGGAAGAAATTTTCAAAAACCGCTTGCGGCTCGGTGTTGCCGTTTTATTCTTGGAATATACTTTTGTGTTCAGAGAAAGAAAGGATTTATTAAATTATTCCATTAAAAAATAAGATATTAGATTGGTTACTGTTATTGCGTAATTCTCACCATCTATGGAATAAAAGCTTAACTTTTTGAGGAAGAACATAAGTACTTAATACCCCAATGATAAAGCCACTCTTTAGGGGATGAACTTGTTGTTAATTTGTTAATTATTACTTACTAAACCCAATTATATGTTGCTATCAGGAGGTTATATTTCATCTAATTCTTTTCTCATTAGTTCAATAATTTCATCTTTAATTTCTTTTATTACTAAGGCTGAGATTTCAATTTCATTTTGATTCTTTTTCATCCCATATTGGTCATTAGACATTATTTGTTTTGGCAAATCATTCATCATTTTGGTTGCTTGCTCCATACTTTTGTCATATGCAAGCTCTAATAAATTCAACTTTTGTATAATTCTATCACTTGCTATTAAGCGGATTGTATTCGTCTCTTGCTTAATTCTTATTAGACTTTCATTTGCTTCAAATGTCAATTTTTGTATTCTCTTTGACATTACAGATGCCGCATTATTTTCACCTTTTTTATCATTTTTGCTAGAAGCATTTAGGAAATTTCTATTAAATTCATCTAAAATAGGCAATAGTTTTGCTTGAGTACTTTTGTTTGCTTCATTGCTAAATTGGTCTAAGAGTTTAAAAAATAATATATACTGTTCTTTTTTACTCTCATATTGATATTTCCGTTTAGATATTTC